GGGGATCATCGAGATGCCAGATTAACTTCTGGCCAGTTGGCTCTAAGGGGGTCAGCCCCCTTATGAGCTAGAGTAGCATATTTGGGGTCAGCCCCATCTATGCTAGTTTTGTTTTGTATTTAATAAATACTCTTTTGTGCAGGTATCGAGCGTGTTAAACCAACGCTCACAGTCCTGAGAAGGACTTTAAATATATCTAATCCATTTGTGATGAAATCAGAAATAATATTATAAAAATAAATCTGATTCTATGTGAATCGTTTGTGTCAGTCTGTAGCTGACACTCTTTATGTTCTATGTATAAATTTGTTCCCATAAATGCCGGTCCGTAAAGGATCCTACTTATCAACTGAATGCAAGTAGATATAAGCTGTAATCAACAGCAAATCCGCGGTTGCCAGCCGCCGATTGTTATTTTAGGCAAACTCGCTAGAATGTGCGAGCCCTTATGGGGAATCATCCGTTACTTGCAGTATACGTAATACTGAAATGCTAAGCATGGCTACCTTACGCGACAACTATACGTAGTAGAAGCATGACCGAGAGAGACGGTCACAGGCGTTGTTACTATCTATTTTAGATAGAACACTTGAGAACTCAGTCCCTGCGTGTCCTTGTAATGAGGAAGGGACTTCTCTGGGTGTGGAAACTCAGAGAGCACGAGAACGGTGTGGAGCAGTAGATCTACTTTGTAGATATAGATCATGTGTGTTTTATTTTAGATGTAATAACCAGATAGGCACTGGAAACGATACCTCAGATTTCGAACGAATCTGTTGCTTTGCCTATTCCTGCCGTGTTATCATATCCGAAGGCTTGAGGTCGATAACGTGGTTAAGTATTCAGCCTCCCAGGCGGGGAGGTTAGTTCATAAAAACTGGCGCGCAGGCTTGGGTTAATAGCCCCCTTCGCATCAATATAGCAATGAAGTTAGTTTTAACGCAAATTTATATTCCAGACCCAGTTGTACCTTTAACCAAAAAGTGTGCCCTAAAGGCGCACTTAAGTATTACAATACGTCCCGAAAAATCAAGAAGACCCCCCAAATATTGTCTTCTTTACCCCTCGAGTACCCACCTCTTTGTCTTGTATTTTATTGGACTTTTATTTGTGGATTACTCTATTTAGACTTGATGCAGTCATTTGCAGATTGGACTATGTTTTTCTTTAAATACATTTTCTTTTTCTGTGTGACTATTGATTGTCTTGCTTTTGTCCGTGTTTCTTACCGGCGCATTACCAGACCGACTTTGGAACCTCAGATGGGTTATCGAACTATGGACCCTTATTTAAAAGAGGCTATCCAAGTTTGGTGCCTATTTGAGAGTCTTCGAGACTCAAAAACTAAGAGAGGGATGATAGCAGCAATAACCCAGTACTTGCAAGCACATGTAAGGGAATCATTGCCGTTATATCTTTATCATCAGTTAATGAGAGTAGATTATATTTCAGACTGGTCAAGTGCCAACGGACACACCAAAGTTGAAGAAATGCTTGAAGAAGCATTTGGTGCAGACTCCCTCCGAGAAATGGATAGAGATGACGGACTCGTCATTCTCGAAACACAAGACGGAGAAATTAAGCCTATATCTTGGCATAGCACCATGGACCAAGCTTTTTCCGATTGGAAATCTTTTCGCACTTCAGCAATGGCCCGAAAATTCACCCACTTAATTAATATAATTGTTTCTTCTGGTATGTGTGCAACGGCAGATCTCACCTTTAAGGTGGGAAATGTCTCCCTATTCACACCTATTATTGCCAAAAGACAATTAGCAGCAGGTGATGTTTTTGAAGCCTTTTATGAAGCCGTTTCAGGCTTTATGAAGGGTGGATGGCGCGTATTTCATACAGGAGACGTTTCAGCCTTCTTTATGGAAGACGATAAAATCGCAGAATTTGATAAATTTTATAGTGAAATTCGGTCTTGGCATGGATATGCCTTGGCCGGAAATCTCCGTGAATATACCGAAATCGACGATAACGAATACCAATCTCGTCTTACTAAATCGCTAGAAGTTGGCGCTAATCTCTTAAAAACCATCAAGAAATCACAAGTTTTCGAATGGAAATATATTTCTGATAGAGTTGACAGACTAAGAGATTATGAGGTCGAATTCACGCAATTACGCACTCGGGGTGGCCTTAGGGTCGCTCCTTTTGCTGTTTGTTTGTTTGGACAATCCGGATGCGGAAAGTCTAGTTTAACAAACTTAACAGTAAACGCGGGTTTAATATATAATGATTTAAGTGCAGATAAGGATAGAATAGCAACTTGGGCAGATAATGACAAGTTTGCTTCATCAGTTCGATCGCACATTAATGCTATTATATTTGACGATTTTGCCAACACTAAGGAGGATTTTATGGATTTCTCCCCAGCCTATCGACTGATTCAAGTCATAAATAATATAAAATATTTGGCCCCAATGGCTGATGTTTTTCTGAAAGGGAAAGTGTCACTCAATCCTTATTTTTGTCTTATTTCTACTAATGTCGAACATTTGAATGCTGCAAAGTATTCTAATGAACCCGAATCTGTACTTCGTCGCATGTATCATGTAAAAGTGGAACCTAAACCTGAATTTTGTGAAAAAGGAATTTTGAGCAAAAAGAAGATTGAAAAGACATTTGGACACACTTCTTGCCCAGATGCTTGGTATCTAACTGTACGTGCATATATTGCTCAAAACAAGAGACATGTAGACCTTGCTGCCTTTGAACCTATTGAGTTTGAGGGCAAACGAATGATCAAAGTATCAGTACATGATTATCTTCGTTGGTTACAATTATCATCTAAAATTCATTTTACAGAAGAAGCCCAATACCTGGCTAACCAGGAAGCTGTGCCCGTTAAATGTGAGAAATGCAGTTTATTATATTGCAATTGCTCCAGAACAGATCCAGTTTTACAACCTAATTCAGGTACTTGGAATGATTGCTCTGATGCGACACTTGGATTTTTCCAACGTAGAGCAGAGGATCTAAAACAATGTTATGAACATGGTAAAACCTCTTCTATTCTTGCCACTGACAGCATTTGCTCGTGGTGGGAAAGATTTGATCTTCTACCCGAAAAGATGATTTGTCACCCCACAGTACTTAAGTATGGTCTCATATTCTGGAGGGAAGATATTAAACAATCTCTCATCTCAGGTAATAGTTTCTTTTTGTTCCTAATGATCACATTTATGTGGGCTCTACCAACGCTTTCATTGCTTTGGTTAACTTTGACCACTATTTTGTGTTATTGGTTCACTTGTGCTACAATCCAAACTTATAGAATCATGGTTCGTAATAGAATCTTGGAGCTTAAGGATGTAGTGAGCACTTTTGTTCAACGTTGGCAGTTCAAATACGCCATCATTGGATTGGGAGCTATAGGCATTATTCTTGCCACTATGAGATCCAGGTATACTAAACTAGAGTCCCATACTGGCTTAGATCCTGATAATATAGATGAGATTCAGGACCGCAACGACAAGGTTAATCCTTGGTTAGCTGTTTATTCCGTACCTCTACCTATGTCTGAACCATCAAAAACCACAACCTCTGACAATTTGGCTGGCTCTATGGCAACCAATTTAATCGGAGTGGTATCTGATTTGGGTAAGACAACCTTAGGTTTTTACATCACATCCAATTTTATGATTGTTCCCACACACTTTATCCAAGAACATGGAGAGCGTGATATAGGTGTACGATGTTTTAAAACTGAACCAGGTCGAGTAGGCAGTTATTTCAGAGATAAGATCTCTCAGGCGTTTACAGTTGATATTCCTTTGACGGATTTTTCACTTTGTTATATTACTAGTGGAGGTTCTATGAAGGATTTCAGAAAGTTTTTACCGGAGGATAGTACTCTCAAAAGATGTCCTGCCAAGTTAATTACGCGAGAAATAATGGACTCATCATTAAAGGTTATTCCAACACTATTTAAAGGCAGCAGTCTAGTTGCACACACTAAGTGTACATTTATGGGGAGTTATTATGACTTACCTATAGATACAAAACCTGGTATGTGTATGTCTCCCGTCATTAGTGATGCAAAGGGATCCCTTATTATGGGCTTTCACCTTGGAGGAAAAGGAAAACTAGGTGGTTGTGGTACACTCACAGCCGCTCAAGTTAACCATGCTTTAGGTGAACTAGCAACAGTTGATGGAGTTGTTTTGTCTGCTTCGTGTGGAGATCTAAGACCTGAAATGGGTGATTTCCCAACAGAAATGTTTGGAAAATCACTCTTTGAAGGTGAAGAAATCCATATGAAAAGTGCAACTCGATTCCTCACTGAGGGTGCCTGCATTGACGTGTATGGAAAAACTTCAGGGAAAGCTACACCACATAGCAACGTTTCTCCGACTTTAATGTCTGAAACTGTTGAAAAGGTGTTTGGAGTACCCCAGCAATGGGGTCCACCAAAGATGAAAGGTAAAGGTAGATTTCCTTACCAAGCTACCCTGGCTCACGCCGCTATACCTAGCTTACCAATTGGAAGTGTTTTAGCTAAATCCGTTCGATCTATAAAAGATTTGACTGCAGGATTAAAAGCTAAAATACCAGAATTGTTTCATGCGAAACCACTGTCGAGAGTGGCTACGGTATGTGGCTTGATTGGTGTCAAATTCATAGACGCCATGAACTTTTCCTCATCTCCTGGTTTTCCTCTTGCGGGTTCAAAACACCCACTATTAGTGGATTTGGATCCCAAAGATTATCCGGAGGTAGGTAAACCCCGCACATTTGTCCCAGAAGTGTGGGAAGAATTCGAAAAGATTGTCGCCACGTTGCGTGAAGGCAAAAGGTGTTACATGATTTGGAAGTCATGTTTGAAGGATGAACCAACTAAACTAACCAAAGACAAAGTTAGAGTGTTTCAAAGCGCTCCAATTGTACTACAACTCTTAGTTAGAATGTATTTCCTCCCTCTTATTCGAATTATACAAATGAATCCTATTCTATATGAATGTGCCGTAGGCGTAAATGCTGAAGGCCTAGAATGGGATGAACTCTGGTCAGCCGCCATGAGTAAAGGCGCGAAAAGAGTGCTTGCAGGAGATTATAGTAAGTACGACGTTCGCATGCCAGCCCAGGCAACCATTGCTGCTTTTGATATTCTTATTGATATAGCTGAGCAGTGTGATGGTTACACAGAAGAAGACATCCATCTTATGAAAATGGTTGTACATGAAATTGTGTATCCAGTAATGGCTTATAACGGTGATTTAGTACAATTGTTCGGGACAAATCCTTCGGGACAAAACCTTACAGTTATTATCAATTCCTTGGTTAATTCTCTTTTGTTGAGAAGCTGTTTCTTTACTATTTATCCTGATAAGGAGTTTAAAGAAAATTGTGCTTTTCTCACATATGGAGATGATGTCATAGGAACCGTATCAGAATTTTGCACTGATTTTACTCACATAACCTATGCTGAGTGGTTAGCAAAACATGATATGAAATTCACCATGCCAGATAAGGAGTCTACGCCTGTCCATTATATGACAGAAGCTGATGTAGATTTCCTCAAAAGGAAGTGTGTTTATAATGAAGATTTGGGACAAAAAGTAGGTCTCCTTTCCGAAGATTCTATCTTTAAACGTCTCCACTCACACATCCTTTCAAAGGAGTTAACTTTGAAAATGCATAGTGCTCAAAATATTGAGAGTTCTTTACACGACTGGTTTTATTATGGTCGCGAAGTATTTGAACAACGCAAAGCACAACTCCAAGAAGTAGCACACGAATGTGAAATCGAACATTTGTGTCCCTCCCTTCAAGTTTCCTATGATAAACGTGTCAACCATTGGCGCCATAAATATCTAGGTGAAGAACTTGAAGAAGAGGTAGAAGAACTCGTAAGTTTAGAGTGAATTACTTGAATTCACCACCCAGTTTTAAGTCTGGGTTCTACGGATAAGCAAAACTTATGTGTATATATGGATACCATTTGTAATAATAATTTTTGTGTACTTTTGTATATTATAGACAGGCTTTGTACATATCGACATTTTCCCTGTAAAATACTTTTATTTAGAAGAGGAGTTAGTCACTCCAATGTAAACTACACCATCTACAGTACTAAGCAATACTGTGGAATTGCATATACCGCTTACTAACACTTATACTCATAAAAACTTTCATAACACGGGTTTCACTCCCGTTAATTTTTCCGTATTTTTAGGTCTCAATATTCTTGAGACCCAAAGTGGGACCACATCAGATAACAGCATATTTAAAATTGGAAATGAAACGCAACAAAACGTTCAATTCTCAGATCAACATGACCCTTATATGTATGATGTTACATCCGTTATGGATCCCACGCGTTCTCTGCAAGATGCAGACGACGCAACACTAGCCAACTTCTTTTCTAGACCCATTAAAGTCTCAGAACAAGAATGGTCTACCAGTGTCAATCTTAATTTTGACCTAAATCCCTGGAGTTTGTATTTTGACAACCCTAGGGTATCTAACCGTTTGAGTAATTTTAATTTACTTAAAGCCGATTTACATGTTAAAATAGTAATTAATGGCAACGGTTTTCAATATGGTAGAATGTTGGTTAG